CGCCTATCTTAGCGGCTGGACAGACCGACCGCCGGAAGCGTTGGACTACCAAAGCCACGCAGATGCCAGCATCGGCGTCTTGACGGGTGGCGCGCATAACCTTGTGGCAGTGGACATCGATGTCCTCGATCCGTTCACCGAAGGACAGATCGAAACGCTGATCGGCGACGAGCTTGGCGAAGCACCGCGTCGGGTTGGTAATGCGCCTAAATCGCTATTTTTATTCCGCTGCACGGAGCCGTTTCTTAAAACCCGGACAGGCGTCTATGACATCGATGGCGATGACAGTGCGGTTGAAATTTTGGGCGAAGGGCAGCAGTTCGTTGCCAGCGGCATTCACCCAGACACGCATCAACTTTATCGCTGGCCTGACGACCGTCTCATCGATCTGACGCCGGGCGAGCTTACAGCGGTGACGCCGGAACAGTTGCACACCTTCCTTGATGGCTGCCGGAACATCCTGGGGCGCGTCGGGACGCTGAAGGGACGCGTCAGCGAACGCAAGCCAGCGGTGAATGGTACGTCGCTCATGCTCAAAGAGTTAGACGGCGAGATGCGCGAGATCGACGCCGCCCTCGCCTTCCTTCCAAATAATGACGAACACTATGACGACTGGATTGGAACACTCCACGCCATCAAAGGTGCGCTGGGTGACGATGGGCGTGAATTAGCGCATCGATGGTCGAGGCGGTCGGAGAAGTATGACGAAGCAGAGACCGACCGGGCTTGGGATTCTATTAAGAATGTAAAGCATATCGGCGCTGGCTCGATTTATCATTGGGCGCAGCAGTATGGGTTTAATCTGCGCGACATCAGGGACGAAGCGAAGGAAGAGGTAAAGCAGGAAGCAGCGCAGGAAGCCGTGAAAGGCCGCATCCTGTCGCTCGGCCAGCTTGCATCCCTGCCGCCACCGACGCCGCTGGTCGATGGACTCATATTCCGCAATACGCTGGTCAATGTCTTCGGACCACCTGCCAGCTTCAAATCATTCCTGGCGCTGGATATCGGCCTGTCCGTTGCTCACGGCGGGTCGTGGCACGGCAGACAAGTCCATAGCGGACCCGTCTTATATATAGCGGGCGAAGGTGCCGCTGGTATCAGGAAGCGGGCGTCGGCTTGGATGATGAACCAAGGCGTCAGTGACAATGGCGAGCCATTTTTCGTACTGCCGCAAGCCGTGAACATTCGAGACGACGCAGAAGTGGATGCACTTATCGCCGAAGCCGGTGAAACCATGCCGCGGCCGCCCACGCTGGTCATCATAGATACGCTGGCGCGGTCGTTCGGCGGCGGTGACGAAAACAGCAACGTCGATATGGGTGAGTTCATCATGCAATGCGACCGCATCAAGACTGCGTTCGACGGTGCAACCGTGATGATTGTCCACCACAGCGGCAAGGACACCACGCGCGGAGCGCGGGGGCATTCGAGCCTCTACGGTGCCGTTGATACGGAACTCGAACTGAAACGCAGCCAGGGCAGCGACAGCGTCACGATCCGCAACAGCAAGCAGAAGGATGCCGAAGAGACAGATGGCATCCGCATGACGGCGCGAGTTGTCACGCTGCCGCCTGGAGATGGCCTGTGGCTGGAAGAAGAAACCAGCATCGTCCTCGACTACGACGAAGCGCCTGAAACCGTCGACCGGGAGCGGAGGCTGGGGGGCAACCAGCGCGCCATCATGCAGCAGATTGAAAGAGCCATCGAACAGATGGGCGAAATGAAGCACGTCGATGGCAGGGAGCGAATGGTCATTTCGGCGGAAACGGCCCGCACTTTTGCCTACATGGTCATCGAAAAAACAGCGGGTAAAGACCGACGATCCGAGACGTTCAACCGGGCCGTCACGACGCTGCGCGATAGAGGAATGATCGGCTTTTATAATCAATTTTATTGGGTGAATAAGTGATAAAATTGGAACCCCACAAAACCCCACAAAACCCCACAATGTGGGGTAGCGCCAAAATGCGGGATTTTACCCCACAAAACCCCACAAAACCCTCTAAGGGTTTGTGGGGTGGGGTAACCGCATTGATTTTGACATGAGGAAGGGAAGGCAGCGGCCCGATAAGATCACCGCACCCGAGAGATACGCCAAGCCGATCCAGGACAGCATCTATCATGCTATCGCCGCGCTCGATGCTGTCGCGACCCGCTATGAGGAAAAGTGGGGCATCGATCGATTGCAGAAGATTGTCCCGCCCGAGACCGCTTCGCGCTTCGGGAGTGCCAAGGCAAAGTTGGATGCCGCTTTGGAGGCCGACGACGCGGACGAGGTCGCGAGGCGGGCATCGGTTCTCGCACGGGGATGGGAAGCGCTCGATAAGGAAGCGACGGCAGCAGGGCATCAGCCAGAGGAGGTAGAGGCGTGGCTGTGGCGCGACGAAGACGGGAAGCCTCATGCCTTCGTCCGCGATGTCGCCGATGCGGTGAAGTATGGCAAGCGGCATCCGGGCGTCGTCATCTGGTCAATGCCGGAGGTCGTGAGGACGGCGGCCGCGTTTGCGGAAGAGATGGGCAAGCTCGGCACCGAAGCGAAGGCAGCATTCCCCGGCGCAACCATTGTCGACATTCGAGATAAAGAGGTGCCGAATGATGAGTTACCATTCTGAACTTCCGACGAACGAAGCGATGCACGAGATGGCGCTGGAAGCTGCGCGGACAATCATGCGGCTACCCAGCGCCGGGGTGAAGGGCTACGGCAGCGGATGGCCGGATTGGCTGCGTGATGCTGACCTTGCCTACGGCTACAATCAGGAACGAGTGCGGCTTGGGCCGCCGTCTGGTCGGGAGATTGACCGGCTGGATCATTTCGTTGATTTAATTTGGGCGGTTGAGCCAGAAGACGCGAAGATTGTGATGACGGTTGCGTTTAGCGCCCAACGAAACGGATGGCCGCGAACAAGGGGGCCGCAGTGGTCGAAAGTTGCCAGAAACGTGTTCGGTGTTCATGTCGATACGCTTAGAACGCGCTACGAGGCTGCTCTGGAGCGCTTTAGGGTGGCCGCCGGTAGGGTGACCACCCTTTAACATTGTTACCCACTCTATGGGCCTTAAAACAAGATATAGGGGTTATGGTAACAAGCGGTAACAATATGTGGTGGGTTACATCCCCAGCGCAACAGCAACGAAAAGCATAAGGGCGAGGACGCCGACGAATAGTAAAGCCTCTCCGATTGTGGTAAACAGGTCGATCACTGGATTCTCCATTGTTGAAAGTGAAGAAAGCGGTCACCGCTGCAACGGTTGACCGCTTTCGTTTTTACATTGCCGATTTGTAGAGTTTTACGGCCTCATCAAGCGGCTCAAGATTCAAAATGATGCACTTGGGATGGCGCTCCTCTATTTGATTGCGAACGCGCGGGGCATCTCTTCCGGCAATGTTGAAAGTGTAAATTTCACCATCGTCAAAGATGGCAACTTTCTTCAAAAGTCGCTTAACGTCTTTCTGAATTTGAAAATCTTCAACAGCTTCATTGACGAGATGGTCAATGTCTGGCTGGTAGGAAAAACAATCGTCGCTTCCATCAGTGTTGAAACTGGGCAAGGTCGTTTCAATTTTTGGCAGCGCTGCCGCATATTTCTCAACGGATTTTATTGCATCGCGGGTGCCGCCTTTAAGCGGATAATAATAATTAGAGCCGCCATGCCCATCATTATGCGCGGTGAATGCGCGCTTGCCGTCAACGTAAACGGTTGCTTGGAAGCAAAGAGTTTCTTCACTGGCAAACTCTGCGATTTTGACGTTCTTTACCGTAATGTTCATTGTGCGTCTCCGTCCCATTCTTTGATTTCTGTCTGTAAATCGTCTTTCACAAGCGAATAGGGCAGATCGAAATAGACGGCAATCTGCCTTGCTGTATCTTCAACATATTCCTTTGACACTTCGCCGTTCTCAAAAATGTCTCGACTTGCTTCGATCACACACCACGCGTTGCGAGCGATTTCCTTTCTGTATTCGTCGATTGGTTCTGCCATTAGTTGTCTCCCTTTTGTTGATGTCATTATCGTAACATATTGTTCCCTTATAACAACTAAAAAAGTGGCCTGACGTGCAAAATGGTTACTTTCTCTTGCGAACCGGCTGAAAATCGGATAAGGCAGGGGAAATTTGGAGCAACTCACGGCGGCGAAAGGGCCGCTTTTTTTTATGCCGGAAGCGAAGACGCCGAAACTGACAATTAAGCAGGAACGGTTTGCGCGTAAATATGTAGCGCTTGGAAATGCCAGCGAAGCGTATCGGCTTGTTTATAATGCCGAAAATATGAAAGACGCATCGGTTTGGCGAAAGGCGAAAGAGTTGCTCGACAACGGCAAGGTCGCGGCAATGATAGACAAGATCAAATCGGAGCAGAGCGACTTCCAGGCAATCACTTTCGAGGAAATCGGCGGCTATCTGCGGCGCGCGGTGGAAGGCGCGGCAGCGGCTGGACAGCACGGAGCGGCCTCGCAGGCGGCGGTCGCACTCGGCAAGCTGGCTGGATTATACGTTGAAAAACAGAAACTTAGCGTTGATGACACCCGCGAACACCTCGACGCCGTTCGCGATCTGGCAGAGGTCGAGGAAGAAGACGACATCGAGCCGCCGAAAGTTGTCAATTTCCGCTGATTAATACGGCGAAACGCACATTCTGTGTACCTTTTCGCTGTAACCAGTTGATATATCTAGACTTTGGTCAGGCTCCTAGCCTGATTGTCGCCGATCTACAGCAGAATCGAGACAAGACCCCCCCCGTCTCGCGACGGCCGGGGGCGACTATTATTGTGATACC